AACGTCAGCAGTCGATCCGTGGAGGCGAACGCCGTTTCGCCGGGCTCAATGGTGTGGTCGGAAAGTTTGCCGCCTTCAGGGATTTCGCTGTTGACCTTCACGCCGTAGGGCTCGGCCAGCGCCTTGACGATGGAGAGCACTGCCTGGTTGCTCCACTGGCCCGGCTTGTTCACCGCCGAGCAGTCCACCAGGTCCGCCGTCAACGAGCGCCCGGTGATCGACTTGGTAATCTGTTTGTCGTCGTAGCTGACCGGCGTGGCGAACACCCAGGCCGTCAGCACCAAGTCATCGCCAATGCGCACCTGGCACTTGTCCCCCTGCCTGATCGGTATGTTCTGGATTTGCCCGGGCCACTTCCATGTCAGTGACACGTTGAAGGAACGGGCTTGGTCCTCAAGCCCGGCGGTGATTTCCACCGATTTCCAGCCGAAGTAATCCAGGCCATCAACCGTGAGGCTGACCGCATTTTGATCATCAGGCATGGTTACCTCTGGGCGATTTTGATGGGTACTGCCGGCACGAATCCGGGATGGTGAATGCGATTGCGCTGCACAACCTCGGGCGCACGGGTCGCATCACCGAAGCGGCGGTAAGCCAACACCAGTGCCGACAGCGTTTCAGGCGGCGTGACATCCACCAGCCTGACGCCGGATTGAGCGACGGCGGTGAGGTGCTTCACCACCGTCTGGCGAAAGTGGTTCAGCACCAGGTAATGCTCAGGGTCAGCCTTGAGCGAGGCTTCGTGAATAGCCTCGTTGAGGTTGTCACGCAGCTCGATCACGTCATCAGCGACAGGCACATCCGGGCGAACGATGGGTTGAAGCGCTTGCTGGTCCACGGCAGGCGGTGACTGAATCGACTCCGGCTGTGTGGCGACCGGCATTTCACTGACGATCAAACCGATCTGGACCAGCGTCGAGTCCTGCACCAGGTTCGCGGTCGCCTGCGAGGCGGTGACCGCATCAGTTCCGCCGATCGAACTGATGGTGTTGATGCTGCTGGCCGCTTCGGTTTGCTGCGTGGCTTTCGCCAAGGCGCCACGATAACCTGAGTCCGAACCACTGCCCGAGCGGGACCGTCCACCTGAACTGGAACCAAAGAAATTGAAACCAGAAAAGCTGCTGAAGTAGCTGGAGAACAGCGACGACAGCGAATCCGGCGAGTTGATCATCGACTGCGCAAATCCCGTGAGGTCGCTGAAGACACTGACGAACGGGGCGAACTGCTGTTGGATCACAGAGAACACATTCGTCAGGCTGTTGCGCATTTGCAGCAAACCGAGCCGAGCCTGATTCACCGTTGCCATGGTCGATTGGTAGCGGTTGAGCGACGAGGTCAGCAGGCTTTCGGAGGAGTTCACAACCTGCGCCTGGGTGTTGACCTTGGCGGCCGGCGTCTTGAGCGGGACGTCCGGATAGAATGTCAGGTCAAAACTGATCATGCCTCCGCCCATCAGGTCGTGAGACATCTCGCACTCACCAACCTTGACCTGCATCCGGCCCAACCAAGGGTGCACTAGCTCCCCTGCCTCAGGCGTTCCCAGCGCCTCAATCAACTTGTCTCGTCGCTCGAAGCAGTCATCACCTATGACCCATCCCGTCATTTTGTGTACCTGGGACTGCTTGCCCAGTTGCTCAAAAAACGGAGTGTCCCGTTGTGGAAACTCGTGTAGCTGCCCTTTCATACCCACCGGCACTGACGTCTGCGGAATCAGAAAGCTGATCCCCCGGAACGAGGCCGGCAACAACTTGTCACGCCATGTCTCTGTCATGTACCGGGCCTCATCACGCCAAGGGTTCGGGTGCCGACGTTGGGCTTTATGCTCAGGCCGGACTGATTGGTTTTAGCTTGGTCAACAGTGGTACCAGGCGGCGCGTTGGGGAGGTTGATGGTCAGCTCACCGTTTAGCTTCTGCGCCTGATTGGCCGCCGACTGCTGGAGCAAACCACCAGACTGCGCGGCAAGGTTTGGCCGGCTCAGGAGTTGTTGAGTACTTGGGATGCCTGCGGCATTTTTCATCATCCGCTGATAACGCTGCGCACCCTCGACAGCACCGGCCTCCACAAACGAACCATCACCCCCGCCTGGCCCCGCATTGCGCACGCGCTGCTCTTCAGCAAACTGGTTCGCTTTGTTGGTCGCAGTCTTGATGATTCCCTCACCACCCTCGCCCCCACCGAAGTACTTCATCATCGGCTCAATGATCGGTTGAAGTTTTGCCCAGAGCTTTTGGAACCAGGCCGCGATGGGCTCCCAGTTCTTGACGATAATCCCCAACGGTGACCAGTCGAACATGTGACTCAGGAACTCGATAACCGGGCCTGATACGGCTACCAGCACATCCCAGAGCGCAGAGAACAACTCAGTCAATGGACCCCAGTTTTCGATCACCAAGCCGATCGGCGAGAACGCGAAGGCTTGTTTGAACCAGCCCCACAGGACCATGGCCGGGCCTTGGATCTTCGCCCACAAAGCCTGGAAATAAGGCGCCAAAGTCGACCAATTGGCTACGATCAGCCCTGCGGCTGCGGCAATGGCTATCGCCGCAATGCCGATCGGCGTTGCAGCAAAGGCCACACCGAGCAGACGCACGGCGACGGTGGCCGCCAATACGCCGACTCGAATCGCGGTGAAGGCAATCCCTGCCATGCCCAGCCCTCGGACCAAAGCGGGGTTCGCTTCGATGACTTGGGCCACCTTCGCCACCATCGGCTGGAGAGACTTGGACACCATATTGATGGCAGGCAGCAAAGCGTCGCCAATGGCACGCGCAACGCTCGCCGCTGTGTTGCGCAGCAATTGAAGGTTGTTAGCGGTCGTGGCAGCCCTGGACTGGTACTCCTGGTCCATCGAGCCGCCGTACTTCTTCTGGTCGGTGACTTTCTGCAGGTTGCTCTTGAGCAAATCAAGGTTCGTCAGCAACGGAGCAATGGCACCCACAGACTCGCTACCAAACATTGTTGTTAGCAAGCCCGCCTGCGACTCTGGTTTAACCTTGCTGATCCTTGTGAGCAGATCGAGCATAGTGCCCTGAGCATCTTTCTGCATGCCCACCGCTACGGCCTTTGAATCCAGCCTGAGCGCCTTGAAGGCCTGTTGCTGACCCTTTGTGGCAGCCTTGCCCTTGGTGAGTGCAAGCATGAAGTTTTTGATACCGGTTGCAGCCACTTCTTGCTCGATGCCCACCCCAGCCATAGTCGCGCCAAGTGCCGCGATTTGGCCCGATGCAAGACCCGCGATAGCACCCAGCGGACCGATGCGCGTGACAATGTCTGAAATCTGCTTCGTGTTCGCCGGCCCGGTGTTGCCGAGGTAGTTGATCTTGTCCGCAAGCCCAACGACATCGTCCTGTGTCATTTTGAACGACGTCCGCCATTTGGCCATCATGTCGCCGCTTTCCTCGGCGCTCTGGTCAAAGGCGATGCCCATCTTCACAGCGGCTTCGGCAAAGCCCAGCAATTCTTCCCGGGCAATACCAGACTGCCCCCCGGCGGCGACAATCTTGGCGATGTCACCTGCGGCCATGGGCAAGCGCTCAGACATTCGCCCGATATCGTCACCCATCTGTTTGAACTGTTCGGGCTTGTCGAAGTTGACGACTTTGCGCACGTCCGCCATCTGAGACTCAAAGTCGATGGCGGCCATCGCACCGGCAATAAACGGCGCAGCGAGCGCGCCCCCAGTCATCACGTCTCCGAAACTGATCTTACCAAGCCCCGTTTTATCGAGGCCTTTCTTGAATCCCGCGATGTTCTTGCGGATGCCGGATAGCTTCGGCGACAGCTTGTCGACGCCGGTAATTAACGCCTTGAGCTGGAACTTGTCCGCCATCACTGCACCTGCTGAAGTTCGTTGATGCGTTGGGCATGTACCAGGCTTTCGCTGAGCACATCCAATGGCCTGGCCATCATCTGTTCGGGGTCAACCTTCCAGAACCAGGCCAGGTCGTAGGCGACTGAAATCAGGTCGGTGACGGAGCCGACGCCGCAGTCATGAAAAAACCGGCGATCGCCCAGCTCAAGGTATTGAGGTCGGACAAATCCAGCTGATTGACAGAGGACGGAGGGATGCCAGCGCAGACGGCGATGTATTTCGCGGTGACATCCATGTCGAGGCTAACTTCCTCGTTTTTGTCGATCTTGTACGGCAGCGCCTTGATGGCTCGCACTTCCTGTACGGTTGGTCGACGTAGGTTGAGAACGGTGAGCTGTTCGCCCTGTGCCTCGATGGGCACCTGAAGTGTTACTACGCCAGTCATTGCCATACCCCTTTAATGCCGTCGAATTGAAGTTCAATGGTGCCGTCATCGCCTTTCGATGTCGGCTCATCGACGATGTAAGCGCCCGAAAGCACATAGACCTTGCCGTTGCTGAATTCACAGGTGACCGTCATGTCTTTGCCTTCGGTCAACGTTTTGATCGGAAGATCCGGATCATGGATCACGGTCATCTTCAGATAGGGCGCCAGCTGTTCTTCCTTGTAATAGCCGGGGTAGATCGTCTCGCGTTTTACATCCATCAACGGCGCCTCGGCGCCACCGGAGACAGTCACCTGCGTGCCATCCACCTTGACGTAAGCCGTGCCCGCTACTTTTTTGCCCATGGGTTGTATCTCCAGAATGGAAAAGCCCGCTCGTGGCGGGCTTGGTGATCGTGGTCAGCGTTACGCGGCAGCGTCGTACTGGAGGCGGAACTGATTGAGCAGCGCGAAAATACGCAAACCGTTGATGTAGTCCGGTGGGAACAACACGTTTATGCGGCTTGGGTCATTGCTGTCGCGCTCCACCACCAGGTGCTCAGCGAATAGATCAGCGTTTTCCACATGACCTTCCCGCTCAAGCTTGCCGTACTGCGCAATCAACTCCCCACGGATCGTGCTCGGCGTAACGATAGGCTGACCGGCGCCGAATTGCGTACCGTCGTTGGCTAGCTTGTGGCGGCCGTATTTGCTGGTGATGACACTCTGCATGCGCCGGATGATGAACGCCGACTGGTGCATGGTCTCGCTGTCCAGGTACGAATTGTCAGCCTGGCCGTAGGCGTTCTTTTGATAGGTAGTGATCGAGCGCTGAATACGCACGTAACCACCTTCGTAGTAGGCCGTGGCAAGACCGTAGGTCAACAGCGACTGGCGTTCGGTCAGCGTGAACCGCTCACTGGCCGGTGCCGGATCGAGCCCAGGGAGCGATCCGCTTTGCGTTGGCCGACTGGCGTCCGCCGAGATGAACACCGACGTACGAGCCGCCAGCGCCGCAGCCTGCACCCAGACCGGCTGAGGCACGCCCTGCTCCACCGCCTGAATGGTCATGTGCTGGTCATTACGCGCCTGACCGGCGGCCACCAACGTACCAAGCGTGC